ATCATGCATAGTGACGATATGCAAGTGATTCGTAATCATGTGCATCTCGTGCATAGTCCTCGTCTAGATCTAGATCTGATGTATAATACTCGTCTAGATTCCCATAGTCGTTTGTGTATGTGTAGTCGAGATCGTAGTCGTCGTACATAAGCTCGTCGAGATTGTATGAACGTTGATAGTATAGCACAAATCTCGACGAGATGCAAGTATGATATCTCGACGAGAATGTGATAGTATATATGCATTCTAGTCGAGATTTGTGTACTTATGTGTGGGTCTCGTCTAGATTTGCTGATATTCTCGACTAGATTCTGTGTGCTTATGAGTATTCTAGACTAGATTCTAAGGATTGTCAAGTCCCTGGGCAGTCTTATGTGGGTCTCGGCACATTTTCGCGGGGGTGGGGTTGACAAACTGCGAGTCTTATGGTATGCTCGCTTTACTTGCAATAAGATCTCACATTAAATTATAAGATCTCACATTAAATTATAAGATCTCACATTAAATTATAAGATCTCACATTAAATTATAAGATCTCACATTAAATTATAAGATCGGACATTAAATTATAAGATCTCACATTAACTCACATTTATCCAATAAGATCTCACATTAAATTAGAAGAAAGAATATTTATAAGTATTCCCCAGATTAATATACTTTTCCACAGGTTTTTCCACAACACTATCAGTAATATAAGCAAACCATAACAAAAGAGTATAGACACAATACTATAGTCGTTCTTTGCAATACTATAATAACATACATACAATACTATAGTCGTTCTTTACAATACACCACATATGGCACAGGGTATAGTATACATTATCATCAACAAAGAGACCGGGCACAAGTACCTGAATGCAACCACACTGTCAATGAATAAAGAATGGCAGAATCACATTCAGGCATCAAATAGAATGTCCACGGAACTTATACACAGAGCATTCCGTCAATATGGACTACACAAGTTCATGATTAAACAGATTGATGAATGTGATGAGAAAATACTGGAAGATAAGGTAACTTATTGGTTTGAACAATATAAACCAGAATATAATGATCCTCTACCCAAAAAGAAACCAGAACCTCCCGAACCTATTATTACCGAAGAACCTATTCCAGTGGTAAAAGAAAAGAAACCAACCTGGAGACAGATTAAACCAGAAGAAAGATCAACCGGTAAGTGTTTAAGTATCAGAGTTCAGGGTACACACATTGAAACAGGTGAAGTTAAAGAATGGGAGAACTCAAGAGAAGCTGCATTAGAACTTACCGGAGATAAAAAAAGAAATGGTAATGTATTAAATGCGGCAAAGAAAGGTAATACCTACTATGGATACAGATGGAAAGTATTAGACAAAAAAACTCATAAACGTTCAGTCAAAGGAGTACATAAAGTGACTCACGTTGAAGTATACTATGAAAGCATTAGTGAGGCAATACGACAGATAGGTGATGGAAGTAATGGAAGTGGTTTGATTAAGAGTTTACGCAATCCTAACAAATACACATACAAAGGTTTCTTATGGTATTATAACTGAATTCGGTCATTTTTTAATAATTTTAAGTATTGTTGGAATTACTTCACTTTTTGGTTTATTGAGTTCAGTAAACCCAGGTCCTCTAACATCTAAATGCTTGGAATATACACTTGTAAATATTTTAGATGTTGCCCAAGGAACACCATTTCCACTACTCATAGAATGATTGGTGTGTTTCTTTCTCTTCTGCTGATGTTTCATAATCATTTTTTCTCACAGTATAAAAAGTATTTGTATTCGGCAAATTGATTATGATTCCAGCGTATCACATCACATCCTTTATACTTGTCAACCACCGTGAAGTTTGATTCTGGTGCCGGTGGTTTATCTTCTGTCGTGAACATATAAAATCCGGCAACAAATACCACAATAATTACCACGGCATGGTAATAATTAAGTTTACTCATAATCATTCATCCCAGGGTGCTTTATGTTGAAGTAATTTAGCAAGGTTTTCGTTGTATTGTGGTGGTTCATTAATTCGTCTCACAAGTTCATCATAATCCTCTACTGATAGAGTAATCTTTGGTAGTTCTTGTGCTAATCGCAACCTACGCTCTGGACTGATGGTTAGATTATATGGGTCATCATAAGGATAGATGTATTCCCTAAACCATCCAATACTTAAGGATTCCCAGAACTCATCATAACCCCATTCATCACCATCATCATAACAATCCAGAATATACAGGACATTATGAAAACCATCCAAGAATAGTTCCCATTTTGTGGGTTCTTTAAATCTCATTTAGTTTCTCATTCACAAAATCAGTAATATCAATCTCATTCACATCAATACCATCAATTTGACAGTCAAGAATGAACTCCATAAAGGCACTCAGAATCAGACAGGCACGACGTTTATCGTGCTCTGTGACAGTAGTATGAGGCATGGCAACATACTGAGTGATATAATCGTAGAGTTGATCGTAAGTCATCGGTCTGCCGTGTATGAGAGTATTATAGCACAAAAAAAGGACTCCGTGAAGAGTCCACGATGGACGGTTTGTAATGTGGTTCAAAGACCATATCTTGACTTGGTGGCATTGTAGTTTTGTTGAATTTCTGCTGCCGTGAGTGCTCTGTTGTATATTTGTACTAAAGGCATTCTCCCATTAAAATATCTAGTTGGACCTCCCGCAACCGATAAACCAATTCTTAAAGGTTCAGAAGTATCAATAGAAGAAATATTTCCGGCATTATTAGTAGTACTTCCTCCTGTATATGTACCATTCTTATAAAATTTAACATATGGCGAAGAAGAACTATCATACACAATAGTATGATGTTCCCATACATTTAAAGTAGCAGCAAATGAGTTATATGCTATTAGACCTGTTGTTCCATAAAGAAAAAATCCACCGTCCCTAAAATCAAATCCTATAGTAGTTCCATTCCCCTTACCAACATATGAACCGCCCTGAAATCCATAGGCAGTTGTATACACAATAAAAGATATTGTAAAATTTCCTGTTCCAAAATTTAATGAACTTGGGTTACCGCAAGTTATATAATCATCAACCCCATCAAAAACAAAAGAACCAATATTAGAATTATTATAACCAACACCATTTGTCAAGGTTCCAGTATTACCACGCCCACTCAAATCAATCAGAGTGCTTCCTCTGGTTTTTGCGGTTCCTGTTGTTGGGTAGTAATCTGTTACTGATGAACCTACTTCTGCCTGAAATCCAGCAACTCTAATGGTGAAATTCATTACTGTTCCAATACTATTATATCCAATATCTAATCTTGGATAATAAGTACCTGTTGACCCAGCAGCAGAACTTCCAGAATATCTTGTTAGAGTTGAATTAATTCCAGATAAACTTGCTCCAGAACCGCCACCAAAAACACTAAATTGTCTAAAATCAGTTGGTGTTCCCGAAATTGTTTTGGCATATACTGAACTATTATATGTCACACCAGAAGTTAATGAAACTGCATTTCCAGGTCTCACTAACCATCTATTAGTCGTACTAGTTGTTCCAGAGAACTTTAAATCAATATAATTTAAACCTTCTTCTATACCATATCCAACAACTTCCAAAGTAGTTCCTGGTTGTCCTTGGTCAATAACCCATCCAGTAGGTAAAGAACCACCAGAACCAATCGCCCCCAAAACTATTCCACTTGTTGAAGCACTATGAGATATTAAATTCTCATACTTATCATAACCTTTTAAGTTCGCAGCATCAAGTGATAATACTAAACCATCATTTGTAATTTCAGGTCCGGAATAAACACCCACCTTATGCTTCCCTCCAGGCTTCATTTACATCTGGAGTTGTTGGGTCATCTGGAATAAATCTTCCATCCTCATCTCTGGCACGAACCAATACGGGTTCCTCCATAGGCATAGGAGCACTCCATTCAGGTCCTGAAAGTATCTCTAAAATCTCTGAGTAAGTATAAGGACCCTCAACTGTTGTGAGTGTCTGTACTGATGGTGGCGGAGTTTCTCCGTCCCACTTTACAAATGTCTTGGTGCCATCCACAGATTTTCTTACAGTTTCTGTGGAGGTTTCTAATACTTCTGTGAAGTTGATTTGGTCTAACTCTGTTACTGAGAAGATTGCAAAGTTTCTTTGGTCGTACATAATAGTTTTTGTAGTATTTAGATTGAGAAACGACCACGAAGGGCATTAAAGTTTTGTTGGATTTCTGCTGCTGTAAGTGCTCTGTTGTATATTGATGCTTGTGCTATGTTTCCACCGAACAACTGTCCGGCATTTGCTTCTCCTATTTGAACTTGTACAGTATGATTTGAATGTTTTACTGTAGTTGTCAATACAGGACTACCATTCAAATATACAATAGCATTATTAGATGGAGTTCCTACAGTTTCAGTAAAAGTCATAGCGGCATAATTCCAAGTACTATTTCCTACAGTAATTCCAGTATTTCTTTCTGCACCTCCAGCGGCACCCCAATCATAAGTTTTTAATACATTATCTGCTACAAATAAACCCCAAGCATTTTGTTTAGCAATTATTCCGTTATAACCAGAGTTTCCATTATTTGCATTAAACCAAGCAGAAATTGTTCCAACTGTAATTTGAAGATTAGTAGCATTTCCACAGTTTACATATTGACTGCTTCCATTAAAAACCAAAGACCCACCATTCGTACTACTATAAGTTGGAGTATTTACCAGTGCTCCAGTATTACCTCTACCACTCAAATCAGTCCAAGTAGTTCCAGAACCAGGATAAGACTTTCTGTTCGCAGCGTCTAAAGCAAGTACCAAACCATCAGTAACTGTGCGAGGATTATAATTTATTCCCATATTCTCTCAATACCTCTTTGTCTTATTTAGATTCCAAATCTGCCTCTAAGGGCATTAAAATTTTGTCTTACTTCTGCTGCGGAGAGCACTCTGTTGTATATTTTGGTGTTTGCTATTCTTCCAGTGAATACGAAGTCTCCAGTAGCAAAAGCACCTATCAATATCGCTCCAGTTCCACTAAAAGTTGTTGTAGAAAGATTAGTTGCTTCTTGAACTCCATTTAAATATAAAACCCAACCAGTTGTGGTACTAAAAGTAACCGCACCACAATACCAAGTATTCAAAGAAAGGGTGGTGGATGAAACAACGGTGCTCCAAGAACCATTATGCCCGGCATTTAATGTATTTCCTCCTGCTAACCAAAAAGCGTGTTCGGATAAACCATTTACACCACTAATGATATTATTAAGAGTAGCAAAAGAAGTTGGATAAAACCAAGCAATTTTAGTGTAAGATGTTGATGATAGTATTGAAGCATTATTATTAACTACAACACAATCATTAACCCCATCAAAAACAAAAGAACCACTATTAGAATTGCCATATCCAACACCATTCGTTAGAGTTCCAGTATTTCCACGCCCACTCAAATCGCTCAAAATAGTTCCCCTATTTTTTGCGGTGGAAGTTGTTGCGTAATAATCGGTTACTGATGAACCTATTTCTAATTGAAATCCATAAAGATAATAAGTTCCTACCAGTGTTTGATTGTTTGCTTGGTTAAAATTTACCTGATATGTTTGAGTATATGATGGTGTAAATGTAACGACCTGCCTATACCATCCATTCCCAACATCTATATTTGTGTTGAGTGCAGTTTCAATTGTTTGAAATGTTGGAGTATAAGTGCTTATGGTAATTCCAAAATTGATTGGAATTTGTCCATAAGGATTACTTACGGTTCCATTTTTAAAATAAAAACTAAAAGTATAAGTTACTCCTGCCGTAAGAGACATATTTTGTCCCCTACGAAAATATCCAGGAGTATTAGTCGTATGAACACACTTTAAAACACCATCACTTCCACCAAATGGACTCGCAATAGTAGTATCAGTCGTTAAAGTAACTGCTCCACCATCATTAAGTATGGTATTTCCAAGTTGAGAACTAGTCATTAAGTTCTCAAACTTATCATAACCCTTTCTATTCGCAGCGTCTAAACAAAGGACAAGACCATTTGTAACTATAGACGGTGAATGTGATAATGCCACTTATAACAACTATCTAAACATAGGAGTATTTATTACCCGCAGTCCGGCATCCAAATAGTAGAGAGTTTGTTTTTCCTTGCGGTAATATTGAAATGGTCCACCCGTCCATTCTTATGATAGATACCACACCATAAGAACCCATCATCCATCATTTCAAAGTGAACCATTTCAATATCCCTGACTACAATCTCATCAGGGTTCTTTTCGTCGTTCATTTTGCCAAACAAACTTGAAGTTCAGGAAACTTTTCGGTATCAATTTGAATACCACTCACTTCAAGTTGCTTACAGGCAAGAGCAATTCTCACACTATTTTCAACAGATGCCCGTTTGCGAATAGAAGACTGAACCGCATTACAATCTGTTTGACCGCCAATAGGAACAGAAAATCCAAGAGCACCCTGAACTCCATACTGATTACTCCAACTATTCGTGGTGAGAGTAGAAGCAGTAGCAGTCAAGGTTGGTCCCTGACAGGTCACGGAGTCAACAGAAACACTAGATTGTGAAGGAGCAACATTAATCCAATCAGGATAACCAATATAATTGTTGGTGTTTGAGTTGGAGACCGAACCACCACTCATAGTGTTTGAAACATTTCCACCATAGGCATTTGAGTTGTTGCTTACATTATTGGTATTAGTACCTCCAGTAGCATTTACGGTGTTGGTGTTGTTATTGCGGTTGCGGTTGGTGTTACTTCCTGTGGTTACATTTGTGTTTTGAGTATTAGTCTGGGTATTAGTTTGAGTATTAGTTTGTTGCTGAGAGCCATTACGATCGTCATCATCACTGGCAAAGACAGCATTAGGAACAATAAAGGTTCCCATAAGTCCAAGAATAAAGGCAGAATGTAGGATTTTGTTCATTAGTTTAGATAATTTAGTGTGTCAGTTAAAAGATTTGATGAACTCATCATTCACCAGTTTGTGAAGTTCCATAATGTCCTGTTTCATTTTAGCACTACTTCCGTCTTTGGCAACCTCATCATAAAACATATTGAGAGAAATGGAAAGAATATTCAGTTGTCTGGTGGTGAGTTCCATTATGCTACACCATCAGCACTATCTTTGAATTCACCAACTCTTTTAAGAAATGCAGTTGCTTGTTCATCAAGTCGTTCAATCAAGTCCTCAATATCAGCAATCGCAATCTCATTATACTCACGATTAAGGTTTTCACAACGCAGAGCATCAATCATAGATTGTAGAGTAATCATTTGTTGATGTTCTGGAGTGATAGGTGTACCGTGAGGAAGAGAAGCACATTCCATATTGTAGTAATCATTATACCGTTGAAGAACACGATTACTCTTCTCACGACGCTCTGCTTCCTCAATCATTTCTTCGTGGTTCATAAGTTTCCTCAGTTTCTCTTTGGCATATTCAGTAAGTTCTTTTTTGGAGTTTCTCAAATCTTCAATCTCTTTTTCAGAAAGAAAGAAACCATCAGGAATGTGCCCGTATTCTTCAGTCATCCTTGTATTGTTGTGCATTAAGTGTTCTCCACATTACAATTTGTTCAAAGCATTCTCCAAGAGAACGACAAACAAAACTGTCTTCATCAATTCCATCAGGACCATCCCAGATTGTTGCCGTGTATCCTTTTGTTGGATGTGGTGTATAAGTAATTTCAATTCTCATTTACCTTTGCCTCCAGTTCGGCAATTTTCAGGTAGAGTTCCTCAAGGTGTGATGTGAGTTTATATGCGTTAATTTCACACATTTCATAGACACCATCGGTTGTGAGGTCTCCAAAGATTGTGCGCCAGTCGTCGGTTCTCTCAGTCATTGTTCGTCAGTCCTACTTGGTCTTCTATTTTAGCATACTTTCCTCGCATAAAGCCCTCATAAAACGCAGCATATACCCATTTTCTCATCAGGTCTTCACGGGTCTTTGGGTCTTCAATAGAACAGTCTCCCGCAAACCATTCAACAGTCCAAGTCCATTCAGTATGATTTCCATAAAACCATTCATTGAAGGCATTTTCTATGTCTTCAACAAACTCCCAGTCTTGTATTGGATATTGTTTAGTCATCGTAATTTACCTTTGATTTTTGTGAGGCAATCATTAAATCCTTCTACACTACACTCCACATAAACATTTTGACTTCCTGCTGCTGATTGTTCTTTCGGCAACCATTCTTTCTCAATTCTATCTACCAAACTTTCAATAGTCTCTGCTGCCTCATTATTATTGAGAAAGATTTCATCCCACCAATCAGCAATAATACCATAAAGAGTTTCTGGTTTCTTTGGTTCTTCCACTCTCTTATATTTAATTCCCATAATGGTTGCGTATTCTCCTTCTATGAGAACTTTTGAGATGTCGGTTTCAGTCATTTTCTTTCATACAAGGGTATTCAAACTTTTCACCAATACATTCTAACATAGTGCGGGCAAAGGTAATCTCACCATAAGCACAACCATCTTCAAAGGCATCATCATAATTACCAGCACTTGGAGTATAATCATCTCCAAATAGACCTTCATAGCAGTGTTTTACCTCTGCTACTTCTTTGAGAACCTTGAGGAGAAGTGTGAGTTTTTCTTCGGTAGTCATTTCAGTTCCTCCAGTTCATTCGCAAGTTCAAGAATGTTCTTTTCAGTAATACCAATCCACTTGAGTTCTTCTACAACTTTACGAAGAGTAGCAACAGCAATAGTATGAGGATGAGATTGTTCCATATCACCCCAGTCAAATCTCACTTCTTCAATAGCAGATGCGACTGCTTGTGCCTCTTTAGTCATTTTCATTTCAGTTTCCTCAAAATTGGTGTTCAATTTCTTCTTCTGTTGCTATCTCCACAATAGGATAACTCACATCCTCATAACCATACAATTCAAAATTTCTAATCAGGTCTGTAACAAGATTATCACACAGATAATCAGCAAAAATTTCTGGGTCAAGTTCTCCGTCATCTGTAAGCATATCATCATCCTTATGCTTTTCAGGGTCAAACCTAATATAAAAAGTTACTTTATAACCTTTTAGATTTTCCAAAGCATCCTTTACCTTCTGCTGTTCCTTATGCTTTTGGATTTGAAGTTCAAGTTCGTTGAGTTGTTCTTCGGTCAGTTGCGAAAGGTCAATCATTTCAGTTCTGGTGTTGTTTGAGGTGAAGTTGGATACATTCCATAACATTATCAAGAGTTAGAGCACTACCCTCATAGTAGTAATCCATATTCATTACATCTGTGACTTTGAGTTTGTAATAAAATCTATCATCAGGGGAATACTGGTGAATGTCTATGTAAGTTTCGTAGTCCATCAGTTCTTGAGGAGTTTGTAGATTGCGTCAGCGATTGCAAGTGCTTCTTCTTTATCCATACAAATGTGATGGTCTCGCTCACCATCCCCCCAAATAGAAATGGTGCAACCAGGACAACCCACATCAAGATGAGTGTCTTCAACAGTATACCAATAACCTTCGTGTTGTTGAATGCGGATTTGAGTGCTGATTTCCATAAGAGGTTTCTGTGTGTACGAGAGTATTATAAGGCATCACAGGGATCTCTGGGTGCCCTGCTGTGCCAGTTCTTCAAGTGTCCTTACACCTATGCAACGGAATACGAAGAAACTGAAAGAACCTTCCAGTCCATCCTATCATATCTCCGCATTTAGGACAACAATATGATGGGTAAGTCATTTCTCATCCACCCACCTAAAATCTAAAAGTTTATTCATACAAAAACGGACTACAGAATTCGGTTTATCTCTTTTATAATATCTAAAATATCCCGAACCAAATGTATAATATCCTACTTCTTTACCACCTTCTTTAATTACAAAACTGGAAGTAATATTACTACCAGTCGCAGTAAGTTTAGAGTAATCTAATTTTGCTGGAAAACTTCCATTCTCACGAGCATATTCAATATCCTCAATAATCTTGGTAATCTTTTTACTAAACTGATACTCTTGACGATATTTGAGTTGTTCAAACTTATATTTTACATCCTCAATCTGTTTATCAATCTTCGCATCAAACTCTTGTGAGATTTCTTCCAGAGTTTTAGGTTTCTCTGGAATATCAAGATAAGGTTTGATTACATCAAAATACTCAAAATCTTCTGTGTAATAAAAGGCACCAACAAAATAAGGAAGAATACTTTGAGGTGCTCCTTTGAGTTTGTTTAGATTGAGTTTGTATCCTATTTTTTCAGTCATACTTCCCCTTCTTCACATCATTAAACCAAACACCTTCAAGAAGACGATGAGTTTCACCATCAGTAATAGCAGTCATTACAACACCATCAACAGTATGCTTTCTCTTAAACCAAGTATGACTTTCATCATTAAATTGAAGACGAAGATATTCTTCATCATTATAAGAGACAATCTCAAACTTACCACCAAAACTAAACTCCATTTTTGGTTGAGATTTATCATTATAATTATCTTCTTTTACCTTCTCCTCATAAGCAAAATGATAACCTGCTCGGAAACCCTGCCACCTTTTATCATCATACTCGGAATCAGTTTCTAATTCAGGATATTGTCCCCACCAATCTTTGTATGCTTCTTCTACTGGTGATTTTGTTTTTTCCAGTTCTTCCAAAAATGAGAGTTTGGATTGGAGCATTTTGATTTCTTGTTTTAGAAGTTCAATTTCTTTATTGGAATTCATTTGTTTCAAGTAAGGAGTAGCATCCATCACACCATCTTTGATTGCTTGTCTAAAAGCATTACGCAGACCTTCATCCACTTGCTCTGGTGTTTGTTTCTTTGGATAAAATTCAGTCATAGTGCCCTCATAGCAGCAATTACAGCATTTCTTACGGTTTTTCCTTTTAGATGGTTCATACGAGACCCACCATTCATAAACACCCAATCACTTTCACCATTCATTTGGAGATTGTGTGGATGAAATTGATTGAGTAGAAATTCAAGGATTTCTGTGTCTGTTGGTTCAGTCATTTTCTTCATCGGGTAGTTTTTCATTCAAATCAATACCATCTAAAACTTTATCAGACCATTTTAGCACATTCTCAATCAGTTTATCATTAACTTCTTTTTTCTTTTCCACAAACTTTTCAATCAGTTCATCATTAGGGTCGTTGAGGATTTGTTTTACTGGGTCTTTCTCTTCAATCATCAGTTTGATTTGTTTGAGATTATCATAAAGTTCTTTATTGAAGTCATAACATTCAGTCAAATATTCTATGTTGTTGTCCTCATAGTTAGTTTCCTCACGGATTTCCCAAGACAAACCATCCATATCTGCTGCGGTTTCTGTGAGAAAGTATTCAAGTGTTTCAAGTAAATTCATTTTCTAATCACAGCAATTACTTTACGATTTGGATACTTCTCTACAATTATATCACGAGCACTCTCATAATCAATAGCATCCTTTACGGTTTCATAATACACAGTTTTATCTGCGTCATCCCAAGTTTGAACTTCGTAAGTCATTTCTTCTCCCAAAAAGGGTTTCATTTCAATCCATCCAAACAAATAGAACAAAGACAATCATCAGTTTTAGGAACTCTAAACATTATGTGATTTCCAGAGCAACAATCTCTATCACCACATTTCATACAATTATCACAAACCCACTCTTTTTGATTACGACATTTTACGAAATCTTCAAGAGTATAGTTTTGAAGAAGATTAGTCATTTCAGGTGTCTGTGTGTACAAGAGTATTATAGGGCATCCAGAGGCACCCAGAGCATCCCCTGTGCCAGTTCTTCAAGTGTCCTCAATAATTGTCGAAGCAACCATCATCATAAGCCTTATCATAGATTTCTTGGGCAAACTTCACAAAGGCATCAAAGTTTCCAGAATACTCCCAACCATCATTCTCATCCCAATCTTCTTCAAAGTATTCTTTTACAAGTTTTAGAAGTTCTTCATCTAAAATCATTAGAGTGCCTCCACATCATCAGCAATCTCATTCAGTTCTTGAGCAGTATGAGTAAGCCAAGGTTCATTTGATAGCACTCCATCTCTATGAATGAGAGAAGAAATCACACGAATAGAAGATGCTAATGCTTCTTTCATATCATCGGTAGGTTCTACAATCAATTCTGCTTTGAATGTCTCCCAGATTTGGGATGCTGTGTTAGTCATCATTGTGGTTCTCCAAAAAGTCCAGTGTATCCAGTGGAATAAGATGTTTCGTAGCAACCATCATCATAACCCATTTGATAGATTTTTTGGGCAAACTTCAAGAGGTCTTCTTCATCACATTCCCAGTAAATGTCGTGTGTTGTTTTACTTATGTGTCTATCAAACCCATAGGTGTTAGCAAGTTTGATGATTTCTTCATTATTCGTCATAGCAACTCCAACTCATCACAAATACCATCAATATCCTTTAAGCAGTCATCATAACCAAGAACATACATCACATTTAGTTCATCCTTAAAATCAACAGGATTTTGTCCTGATAGTTGCTTACGAAGATGTTGAAGAACCTCTTGAAGCATCCAAGCAGTATTGTGTGCTTCACTTTTACAAATAACTTTTAGAAGTTCTTCTGCTCGTTCTTTATTCGTGGTCATAATACATTTCCTGTTCATAACGGACATAATCACTTTGAAGATAGTTAAAGAACTCTCCGTCTTCACTTCTCATAGTATAGCACCATTCATCAAAGATTTCCCCAATCCACCACCAACCAACTTGGATTTTCTCAAAGAAGTTCATAGGACGATTGTAGAGTTTAGTCATCTTTTTTTACACAACTAATAAATCCACAACCTTCTTCACCACAACCACACACAACATAAGAATATTTTGTTGGTTGTTCAATTTCTCCTCGTTTTATTCTTGAATTTAGAATATTCTGTGCTCTTACGGCAGCAGAAAGGTCTTTAGGTGTCATCCAACGAAAACTCATTTTACTACCTCACACATAGGAAAGATTTTAGTTCTTGAAATAAATCCTGGTTTTGTATATTTTTCTCTGTATTCTGCTGCGAACTCTTTTGCTTCTTCTTTGGTTTCAAAAACTCCAAAGTATCTATGAAGTCCCTCTACACCTTCATATTTGTTATAAAGTCCCACTATCCACTTATGAGAATGTTCTGGGTAGGTGTCGTTTTCGGCAATCCAGTCGTAGTATGCATCCTTATTCATTTCAGTTCCTCTTCAACTTTCTCAATCTCAAAGATAGCATTTAGAAACTCCAGACCATACTTACCAACAACCCAAGCATCCTTATCCTCAAAAAATCGGTCTCCAACTGTTCTCATATTATAGCATTCTTTGTCTTTATCAAAGAAAGCAACGACATAGCAATACTCTCTTTCCTCACAACCATCTACTTCTGCCTTATACCAGCGGATAAGTTCATACTTTTTGTTACAGGTGCTCCATCTAAATTCTATGTTTCTAAATCTCATTCTTCATCCTCCGCAGGAAACAGATTAGCATACTCTTCATCAGTAAGAGTAAGATACTCTACATCAGCATATCGGTGTTCTTCGGCATACACCAGTTGATAGTGAACAAAGTCAGTCAAACTGGTGCTGCCGTATTCTACGACACCATCAACAAGGCAAAGGTAGTTCATTCAATAATTTCCCAATCTTTACAAGTTTTGTCACCGAAACGATTACTGCCAGTACGAATACTGACCCAGAAACTGTACTTACGATTTTCAGAAACGAGGAACCAATCACCATCACATTCCTGTTCCACAGTACAAACAGGATTACCTTCCATAATGTTGAATAATCTATTTTTAGATTTACTGGATTTAGGTTTGACTGTGACCTTTCGCATCGGTTTGTTTGTTTATAAAGTCATTATACAACCAAAAAGGGCACCCGTGAAGTGCCCTTGTGCCAGTTTGTCAAGTGTCTCAACTTCCCCAAGTAATACCAAATAGTTCAAAAGCAAATCCAAACTTCCAACACCAGAAGATAATATCAATCAAACGATTGTTTCCAATTCCAATTTGAAGATAAGGAAGGTCAGGATATCCGTTCCAGTAGAAACTGAATTGTAAAAATGAACGCCTCTTACCTTTGAGTAAAGTGAAGACATACTCTGGTCCAAAGTCTTCTTTCCTATAAAAATCAATAAGTTTCATTCTACTATTTCCTGTGCTAATTGAAGTAAATCTTGTTTATCCAGAACAATCATATCATTCTGGGCATTATAAAACTTCACGGTTTCGGCAGCAACCTGTAGAATTGCGGAAACCAGTTTCTCTTCGGTATCGGCACCCTGATTGTTTCTACAGTCCCATACCGCTTTCATAAACTCCTGTGCTCTTTCAGTCATTTCTCATAATGATAAGTTTTCCCAGTATTATACCATAATAAGTTTGTGTGGTACTATCACCTTCACATCGTTTGATTTCAAGTTTTGTAAGATGAATGAGACTTTGGATTTCTTCTTTACTTAAGTTCCAGTCTGTGAGATTATGTTCGGTTACTTCCATTTACACAACGCTGTATTTCATAATTTGGAAAATGGTGAGTACGAAGGGCATTATAGACAATAAATGCATTTGTAATAAAAATGGACAAAAACATTATAAGACGGACAACTGCCACTTGGTCGGCTTCTTTATCATTCTTACCCGACTTTTCACCTAATGATTTTGCGATAATTCTCCATACACTATTTTTCTGGTTCTTCATAATCTCCAATAATTTCAATACTATCCCACTTGTCCGGATACACTAGCATACAAACATCTCTAACTTTATGGTCGTAGGTTTCAACGCAGATTGTAATGTACTGATTTGAGATGAACCTTACGACTCCGGTATGATTTTTGTATTTAACTAAAAGACCTTCGGTGAATGTCATCATACAAAACACATTTCCAGCGATGTTTTCTTCAGCGGCATAGCAGTATAAGGAGTTGTATTATCTATGCTGACTTGTTTACCAATTGTCTTTGAATTCACCGGAGCATAGTATTCTTTTTTCTTTGGAGAATAGAAACCCCATACTGTTTTGGTGGGGGCACCAAGATTGTAATCAAACTTACGAGTACAGCACAACCAAATACGAATGGTTCTTGTATTGAACTGTTCGTACTCATAAGAATAATCTTTTGTGGGTGCCTTATGCGGAAACTCAATCAATAGTGACATCAGGAACAGCACGAAGAAACTGAGGATTATGCCCTAAGGCAAGATATGATTGAAGTTTTTGGTCGGATTCTTCTCTTGTAAGACCGGATGCCGATTCATCAATCAGCGCCCAACCATTTGTAAACATTTCTTCAATACGATAAAGTTGTGTCATGTGGTAAATGTCTCCAGAATGCCGGACTCATACTCATCAACAAGAGCAAACTTTTGTGCCGTGATTATTTTTTCCATAATACGGTCAACATAGCGATCATCAAAGGATTGTTCCTGTGATAAAATCTGAAATGCTTCTGTGTCTGACTCGGCAATCAGATTGATGATTCCACCATATTCAGAGGAAGGAAAAGGAACCCAATAATCAACAATGTACAAATACTTCATTTCTTGTCTTTAATTACTTTTCAATTTTAGCAGAATGTTGCACACAAGTCAACTGGCGTCTCAACTCACAGCGAACAGGAATCAAATGGCGGGAGATAAAGATTTCCCACTGATTACCCTCAACCAGTTTCATCACATTCTCCAGTTGTTCCAGAGCAAGTAGAATCTTAATATCGTTTTTCACAGAAACTCCGCAACAAAGTAATCAACCGTCAGTTCCAGTTTGGCAGCGGTATTCTCAATATATTCATCAATCAATTCGGGAGCATCCTGCTGAAGAATGGCATAGTAACTATACCAGAGAGGAGAAAGAACTTCATTCATTTGGAATAACGACAATCAGGATGGGGTTGTGGAAGTGAGGCACATACAGAATCATATGCCTTGAAGAGCTCTACATCACGTTTGGCAAGTGCTGCATTATACATCAAAATGCCAATAAATGCAAGAAAAATGTAAGTGACTTTCATCAGCAGGCACCATTCATAGGGTTGACATTAGCAGGTTGAGTATTGAATCCGGTCACTTCATAACCAAGACCAATACGCTCATCACACTCACGCTCAAAGTCACGTTTGGTGATACATTTGGTGCTCATTACATCCACACCCTGAAACTTGAGAACCTTGTAGATAAACTGAGTATCACCTGCCACGGGGAAATAATCCACAACCATCGTGCCGGTGGTAGAAGTGAGTTGCATCTGGTGTTCCGTTGATTACCTTGTAATTATAGGGCATCAGCAGCACCACAGGAGTGCCGCTGTGCCAGTTTGGAAATTGGTTTTGAGTGTCTGGGATACCATAGGCAGCGGTCGGTGCTTGGAGAGGCACCCAGACCCCTTGCAAACACTAGGGTCAAAACCTGATTTTTTGCGATTTTCGCCCAACAGGCAGTATGACAGGGACCGTGCAGGCAGAATCCGCTGTTTTTTGAAATTATACTCCTTTCAGAATAAGACGCTCCGAAATACACATCGACAGTTCCGCAGCAACCATATCATCCACATTACCAAGTTTGGATTGAATCGCATCAGGAATCAATTGTACCATCAAGTCAAAAAACTCAGGTTGGTCCATAATATAATCGGCAACATCCTTAGAGAGTGCCTCAGACAGTTTGATGATTGTGTTATTGGAGAGTGCCATAATTAAGCAGGAGTGACTTCAACGGAACGGATAAGATTTGTGCGGTCTTGTGCCAGGCAATCATCGACAATCTTACCACAGGATGAACGTGAGCGAATCATACGTTCTTCAAATACATTCTCATTCTCATCAGGAACCCAGTACTCAATCACCATACGATAGTTCTTCATTTGCGGGGAAACGCAAGATTGTACTTGGAAATCAAAAGGTCACGGACAAGTTCACGGTCAATACTATCACCACAGAACTCTTCATTCTTAATTTGAAGAATCTGAATCAAATCATCGGTTGCTTGCTGAATCAGGGGAAGAGTTGCGCCCATAGGATAGATTCCACCTTCACCATAGAAGGAGAAAACATAATCCACAAACTCATCAAGTTGTTGCTCAGTTTGAGTCATCATTTCAGTTACCTTCAGCAATTTGATTGAGAACGTTACGGGCAAACTTCATAAAACCATAAGCAGTCACATCATCAACAGAATAACCATCCAACATATCAGAACCGTTGTAGGTGTTGACAATCATCAGGCAGGCATCATAAAGTGCCGCTTGGTGCTCCTCTTTAGAATGAAAGGAGATGGCGCTGTAAGAAGGAAGCATCTGGGGCGGTGTCCGTTGATTACCTTGTAATTATACTGCCTGCATCAGGCGGTTCGGGAACCAGTGTGCCACTTTGGGAGCTGGCACACCCTGTTTATCAATTAAGTACTCCACATATAGGGTTTCTTCTTGCTCTCGTGCCTCTATTTCGTGTGGTTGATGCCAATAGTCGTAATCTTCCATACATTCTTTACCATAATACATTTTTCCACGTTTCTGGCGGAGAGAACCGACTACCCACTGCCTCAGGTGGGTCAGTTCGTGAAAAAGAGTTTTTATATACAACTCCTCATCCATATAGGTATTCAGTTCAATCAGGAACTCTCTGGGGCGGTAGGTTTCGCCCAGAACATCACACCACCCATAAACACCCTCACGCCTCAATCCACGGTGAACAATCTCAACATAGATTTTGTGGCGTGGAAAGAACTTATTCAAAAACCAAGAGGTAACATCTTCGCAAGTGCGCTTGCGAAAACCATATCCAGAAATAGCGATGACAGATTGCATAACCAGTGCATAAACCAAAGAAAGGACGAAATAAAAATAAGTTTATCAGTCTTTGTCATTATTTGAATGTAAACAGTAATTAAAGAATAGACACAGTGTTGCCAATCCTAACCACCAAAAGAAAATTGTAAGCATAATCAGCAACCAAACATTAGAGCACCGAGTCCGGCACCAAAAATACCCCACGAATTACTTCTCTTATTTCCATAAGAATAGTTGTAACTACCAGAGTTACGATTGCGAGTATAGTTAGAATTGTAGTTGTATCCGGTTTGACCTGAGAGAGCAGTCGCTAGTCCATAACCAACGGCAGCACCCGCAGCAGGGTTACAAACTCTCTGTCGCTGATAGGTTGGATTCCAGTTACCACCACTTACCTGATTACAAGGAACATTATAGGATTGAGTCTGAACTCCACCCGGATAGTAGTTTCCGTACTGGTCATAACCACCAGGAACATATACTTCCTGATATTGAGTACAGACACCGTATTGATTCACTTGCTGTGCCATCACGGGCATTGGGACAAACAGAAGTGCGGAGAGAAGAAGAAGTTTTTTCATTTTGCGTACAGATAGGAACCTGCCCAATCGGCATTTTCAAACAACCATTCACGCTGCTCAATAATGCGAAGGTCATAACGAACACCTTTGGCAGGAGACTTGAACGATGCTGCTTTATAAATCTCTCCAGTTTTCTTATCCACAAAAGCGTGAACAGACCTTTGTCCAGCAGCATTCATAATGATTTTGTGATACTTCTTACCAGACTCAAAAGTGAAGTCATAATCACACTTACCATTCTTCAGGTCGGTGATGCAGGCATCGTGGTACTCTACATCAGATGTGCGAAGTGCGTGAGAACGAATACTGTAGTCAATAAAGTTCTGTCGCAGTGCCTCACACAGTTGCCAGCAATACTTAACAACATTCAGTTGGATGGTATTCTGGGCATCACGTTGAGCACAGAAGTCACTGAAATCCTTGGTGAGAAAAACAGAAGTCATCGGGTTCGTTGCGTATGAAAGTATTATAGGGCATCCAGAGGGGTCTGGAGTGCCCTGTGTGCCAGTTCTTCAAGTGTCCATAAAGGACAAAATACTTTCACTTTGTTCATAGATTCTGTTCTTAGTCATTGCAAAATATTCTGCGTTCATTTCAATTCCAATGAAGTTTCTACCGCATTGCTTAGCAGCAACACCAATCGCACCACTTCCCATACAAGGATCCAATACTGTATCACCCACATTTGAACTTGCCTCAATCAACCTTGACATAAGTTTGACTGGTTTAGGTGTGGGGTGGTCTTTATAATGTTCAATAGGATTACGCCATACTGCAGACTTACAGTGCTCATTAAATACTGCTCCGGACTTTTTAGCAAACACACAGTTCTCTATGCTGGAGAGCCAGATATATTGCCCATTCATCGGAGAAGGATTGGTTTTTTCCCATATACAGTGTCTTACAGATAATCCGTGATCTATCAGGCGACTGCGAATATGTGATACTTGAACTGAACCGCAAAAGATATAAATGCTCCCAGAAGTCACACGAACAACTTCATCGATAAAGTCATCCAGTGGAAATGTAATGATATCTGCGTGACTCTTATCCAGATTTCTTAATCCACCACTCTTACGATTTACCTCATCATATGGTATATCTGTAAGAGTAAGCGAAATGCTCCCGTCAGCAAGTGATGGGAGTACATTCATACAATTATCGTTATAAAGTTTTACATCATTCATAGTTGAAAATTATTGTACTTGGACATACCTTAGTTAGGCGACTCCAATCAATAGGAACACTAATTGTAGTCCAACCGTTGTTTTTTGCATACTTCCTATTTCTCATAGAAAATTTACTCTTCTCAAGTCCTTCCTTCAGTTCTTTGCGTAGCACTAGTGCTGCTTTTTTATGTAAAGGGAGGATGTAAAGTATAGCATCATTAATCTTGTGGTTGCAAAGTGCCCATCCGGGAACTGGCATTTTATTAGAGTAGAGACCAAAGTCCTGACTCACAATTTCTGCAAGAAAATCATCCCAAGGTGCATTTGGATCACGCAACTTATAATCGAGTGTAAATCCTTTCTGAAGAACTTTCCCCGTCTTACAACTCACCAAATCAAAAGAGGCATCAACACCTGCTTTATTTCTAAACTTAGAGAAACTATCATCTCCATAATTGTCCTCGAAAGTATCAAAATCTATGCGAATGTTATGACGATTTTGATACTCAACATTCAGTTGGTGGACAATTGCAAGGTGATCTCCTCTTTCAATAGATTGCCTTTCTTTTTCAAGAGATTGATGAAAATCGTGAACTTTATGATTTTTAAGATAAGGTTGTTGAATAGAATAAGTCATTAGAATTTTTGTGGAGGAGGAAGTTTAGGTGCATTCATTTCTACAGTAGTTTTCTGTAGGTTGAGCATCATACCATCTAGGGCACCAGCAACTGGAGTGAATCCAATCGTCGCAACAATAATACCAAAGATGGTTCCGGAAATGAAATTAATCATACGGTAAGAGCACTAGAAGGATGTGTTTCCCAATTTTGTTCCCATTGATTTTGATTAATCTGTGACTTTAATTCATTATGTTTCCATATGCCATAAAAATGAAGTTTAATCACATCAAATCCAAACTCCTGATTGATATTTTTTCCAGCAATTTTTGTCAATCTGCAAAAGTTTGGAGCATCTCCATATGAAAGAACGTTCCTCCATTGAGGGCATTCTTTTGCATACTTATACCAACTACGATTAAAAGTTGGATTTGCTTCTGGATTTGAAACTTGATTGCGAATCCAGTCTTCAATTCCTTCTATAGAATATTTCATAAGTCAAACAGCAAGAGCGCCAGAGGGGATTTCAACAATTTCGGGGAGTTTATCATCTTCAAACTGATTCATATTATAGCACACCCATTCACCATTGCGGAAGACATAAGCATACTCTTCGCTGTTGTCAGGAAGAAGATACTCGCAGAGGTCAGCATCAAGGCGAGGAGGGCAATCTTCACCACGGGCAGAGTAATACTCGGGTTGATTGTTATCGTTCCAAGCAACAGACATATCACCACCGTCAATCAGTTCGGCAGCAAGTTCTTTGCTGTTGTAGTGAGTCTTCAGAATGCGACCCAACCAGGACTCATAACCGTCCCAGTGGTGGTAGGCAGAAAGAATAGAACCATCGGCAAGTTCAAGACCGATGCGAGCGCGGGTTGCCATTGAGGGCGTTTGTTGATTACCTTGTTATTATAGGGCATCCAAGGCGTCCTACAAGGTCTCTTGTGCCACTTCAGGAACTGTCCTCAATCGTCGTAAAATCTACATTCTAGTGCATCAGGATGAGCATCGCAATAAAGTTCCAAAGGTGTGGGGTCGTGGTCATCTTCTGGATGATGCTGCTTATACACTTGTAGTGCTTCTAATTCTTCTGCAGTATGGCGACGTGTTTGTGGAGAGATAGTGGGGTCATCAAGAACTTGTTTATCCCTTTCAATATGTTGATCTATATTGCCCATAGGACTTGTTAAATTAGTTGTAGTATTTATTTTAATAATTTGTTGGTTCTGTTTGTGAGGATACACAGTCACCTTTACCGTACAGTGACCTTACAAACAGTTCGGTGAATTTTTCCATTTTTTGAGGGCAAACTTGACTTGGATCGTAATTAATTGCTTCTCTCAAAGCATTCAGCTCGTTCCACTCTTCTTTAGTGAGATAGTCTGCGCTTGTTTTGGAAAGTGTCATTTCATTAAATTGGAATGTTAGGATTTTAACACAAATCCTTTACTATTATGTAGAAACTTAATAATCTCTTTTGTTTTCTGTAAACTTTTCTAAAGCATCCAAATCATCTTTGAGTTCTTTTTCTTTCTTTTGGTCATGATAATAAGACCACAGGGCATTATGAACTTCCATCAGACCATCAACCCAGAACCCAGTAGGATAAATGCCAAGTTCATCCATTAATCCTCTGTGACTGGTTCCTTCTTTCTCTGCCTTACACATAATATGGCAGATTGCCTGAACCATATCAAGTTTGTCTGATTCGGAAAGCATAAAGTACTTTCCTACTGCTCGTTGTTTTGCCTCTTCACTTTCTTTTTGAAGTTGTTTACAAGATTCAGAATCCCACCATTCTTGTAGTGCCTTACCAAATTCGTTAGGTTCAGTCATCGCCAGTTCCAAAGATAGTTCCAAAGAAACCAGAGTCTCCCGGTTTACGATTTTCCAGTTTATCTAGCATCGCATCAGTATGCATCAGAGTGTCAATTCGTGAAATCATATCCGCAACCACACTACAAACCATTGGGCGTTCTTGTCTTGCTGCGAAGGCAAGTGCATTCCTTAGTGATGCTTCTGCTTCTTTAAGTGATTCTTCAACTGATTTAGATAGTGCCATTTCAATTCTCCTTAATCCAGAATCCATCATCAGTCATTGTATATCCTGCGGTAATCATTTCATCATAAGTTTGTGGAACTTTTTTCAGAGTCCACACCCCATCTACCATTTTATATCCAGCAGCAAGCATTTTATCTCGGTATGGATCACTCCAAGATTTTTTAAGAAGAAAACTACCATCTCCCTTGTCCACCCATTCAATTTGGTCTCCTTCTTTGAGATTTGCTGCTTCTAATAGGTCATCGGGAAAAGTGATGAATTGCATCTCTCCAAGTTCTTCAACTGGAAGAACCCACTTCTTCACTTTATCTACATCGCTTTGAGTCGCACTTGGCATTATCTTGCGATGCCAATCTGGTCTTGAAAGTGCTTCCATATCACTATGTCCCCAAGGAGGCATACAATCATCACTTACTTCTTCTGAGTCCCAAAAGTTATTCCAGGCACCTTTACATTCAGGTGACTGGTCATCTTTATCGCAGGTGACTGGAGAAATATAAGAAGGAGTCATATTTCCTGCCGTATCAACATTAAAAAAGGCAGTATTCTCTTCTTTACCGGCAACAACAGTCTTATCAGTCTCCCACTCTCTGGCATACTCATCATATGCTTGAATGTGTCCTTTACCATTACCATTCAGGAGTGCCAGAAGTTCATAGCATCGTTCTGTGTGATGTTTGAAATAATGATAGTTTTCTTCGGTTGCTTTTTTAATTACATCATATATTTCTTGTGAAGATGCCTCCGAAGACAAAAGAGTATCATTCATCCACTCTTCAAGTCTTTCAAGAGAATGCTTCTTGTAGTCAAAGTCCATTATTAAAGTCCTTGATTGCTTGTTCCATTATAATCTGAATTTCCTTGCTCGTCAAGTTGTTAAGAAAGCACCATTTAGGGTCATTTTTGTCCCATTCTGCCGAAAAAGAACCATCTTCATTTTGAATTACTCTAAAAGTATCAATCTCTTGGTTTGGGTTTGTTGCACTCATTACAATAATAAGAATAACCGTGTTTAAATGATTTTACCACCTGATAGTGCTCTGAGTCAAGTGGTTTCTCTTCACCACATTTGGAACAAATCCTAGTTTGGGTAGTAGTCTCCATCCCAGTCAGATTTTTCTTTCTTACGGAGGCTCTTAAGTTCTTTGTAAAGTTCCTTGATTTGCTGATAAGCTTCTTCTGGCGTGATTTTATCTGAGATTTCAAGTCCTGCAATGAGTCCGACTTTATCGCCAAACCTAGCAAGAGTTCGTTCAAATTCTGTGAGAGTTTCATACATCGTTAATACATCCACATTTTTCTACAAGAATATCTATACGAGCATCCAATGAGTTTTGAAGACGATAAAGTTCATTTGTGGTTGAAATGTTTTCATCCTCTAACTTTAGAATACGCTGCTCAAGTTCTTCTATTTTTCTGAATAAAATATCTGTGGGTACTTCCGGAGTTCCCCACTTCTTCTGAAACCAATTTGGGTCACTCATTACAAAACTCCAACTTCTTTTAAATAACGACGATATGCTAAAAATCTACCAACACTTGGTTGATTTGGTACATTTAGTTGATGACATATTTCACAATATGCCAGAAACTCATACCAGGGTGTGGTAGGGTCTAAAATATGATATGGATAATCAGAGTTTTCCATCAACAGTTCCCTGATGGATTTTTACTTCTTCAAATCCTTCTTGAAGACCTTTAAGATAGAACCTTGTGGCATCAATACAAGTTTGCTCAGTTGGAGAAGTAATTAAACACTTACCATCTCTATTATAGGAGTCCCAAGTTCCCCACTTCTTTGCTTCAACATAGAAGCAATCATCAATCAGTGTTCTATCCATTTTTCAAATCAGGATGAGGAGCATAAAGAGGACCTTGATAGTTCCCAGCAAAGTTACTTTCTTCATTTACTTTCTGTACCGTTTCGTGAAGTTGCTTAAGTTCCTCAATAGTTTCTGGAGTTTCTTCCCATTCCCATTGATTTTCGTTTTTATCTGTAAAAGTACGATTTGTCATAGAGTAATCCACCTGTTATTGTTGAGAGTCCAATTAGTAACGTCTGCAATGCGTTCCCGAACTGATTTTGCAGGAACCCATCCCAGTTGCTTCATTTTATCACCATCCAGAGCATAACGCAAATCGTGCCCAGGACGGGAAGAATGGAAATCAACCAATTCATATTTGAGTTCTTTACCTTGAGCATTAGCAATAATCTGAGCAAGTTCAAGATTATTCAGTTCCTCTGCACCCACAATATTAAATTTAGGGCACTTAGCATTTCCCCAAGTAGGTTCAAAGGTTCCTTGATAGTTCACAAGAAATAGAATCGCATCCGAAACATCCTCGGCATGAATGTAATGACGTGAACCGGGAATGGTTCTTGTGCTATCACTGTGAATGGTTACAGTTTCTCCATCACGAATCTTGCGAATGCACATAGGAATGTACTTCTCTGGATGCTGACGCTCACCAAATACATTCATCGTATGAGTGATGTAAACAGGCAGTCCATAGGTATTCTCATATGCCACGGCAAGTTCCTCACCGCCCGCTTTAGATGCACTGTAGGGGTTTGTAGAGTTGTACCTATCGTTCTCTTTGTACTTAATCCCGTCAGGAGCAGGACCAAATACTTCATCGGTACTGAAGTAAACAAACCTTTCAAGATTGGTTTGGGTGCGGGCAAACTCAAGAATGTTGCAAGTTCCCACTACATTATCAAGTACAAACTCCATAGGATATTCGATACTACGATCAACGTGAGAACCAGCAGCAAGGTGTAGAATATAATTAACCTGCCCAATTTCGCTACGAACAAGGGGATTTAATTCTGCTTTTAGATCGTGATGCACAATCTTAACTCGCTTTCTAACATCCTCAGGAAAAGAAAGCATAAGATCGTGAAGACGATTCAGATTACCACTATAATCTAATCGATCAAGAGTGACAATATCCCAATCAGTATTTGAAAGAATTCTTCCAATAAGATGATGAGCAATGAATCCGGCACCACCAGTAATTAAAACTCTCTTCATATTTTTGTCTTTGTTTGCATAATTATGATTGGTCATTGTTCGTTTTTGTAGATAATAGTGTAATCTTTCTTCTTAAATTTGTTACGGGCAATATACTTTTGAGCGTGGTCTTCGGTTTGAAAATAGCAGGTTTTACTATCCTTCAACTCTTTACCATCTTTATGTATGATTT